TCGACAAAGAACTTGGACATGTTGTCCTCGACGAATACAACAGATCGCACGTATCAATTGCAGCAATTAAAGCTAAGGTACAGACTGCAGATGACATGTGTAATTTGCCTGAGCCTCCTGGTAGGGGTTATTTTGCTGAACCTGATGGCAAAAGCGGTAACTTGCAGCTATGCATGGAATGCAGATACTGTGAATACAAGTGGACTTGTTGGCCTTCTTTAAGAAAGTTTATCTATTCAAATGGACCGAGATGGCTTGTTAAAGTTCTTAGAGAGCCTGATGTTCCAGAAGACACAAACAGGCATCGTACATAAGCATGGCTTTCCGAAAGAAAATCAAGAAGAGCCTACGCAAAGGGCTCCTTTACAAAGACAGGGAATACCGCTCTCTCCTAGAAATCAAGATGTTCAAGGAGATGGAGCGTATCAAAAAGGTAAAGATAGAATATGAAACTGCGCGCATACCATACACCATACGAAGATACTATGTGCCGGATTTTATCTGCCAGCGAGCAGACGGAACTACGTTCTATATTGAAGTCAAAGGGTACCTACGACCCAGCGATCGCACGAAACTTCTGGCGGTTAAGGAAGCTGTCCCCACGATCGACCTTAAGCTCATTTTTGCTCAAGATAATAAACTGTACTCTGGATCGAAGACACGATACTCCGAGTGGGCAATGAAGAATGGTTTCGAATACGCAATAGGCCACGTGCCCAAGGAGTGGTTTAAGAATGCCGTCCCATCTATTTATAACTGATTGTCATGCAAATCCGGAACACAACAATGATCGAGCAGACTGGCTTGGAAAACTTATCTTCGATCTACGACCGGATGTTGTCGTCAACGGAGGGGATACGGCAGACATGTCCTCACTCTGTTCATACGACAGAGGTAAGCGTTCATTCCAGGGTCGCACTTACGCTGCTGACATCTCTTCGCACAATGATTTCCAATCTAGACTATGGAGCCCTTACCGAAGAGCAAAGAAAAGGCTTCCAAGACGTATTACACTCATTGGGAACCATGAACAAAGAATTGACAGAGCTATTGATCTCCAGCCAGAACTCGACGGAGTTGTTTCGTATAAAGATCTTGACCTAGAGAGATACTATGACACAGTCATTCCTTACTCAGGTTCTACCCCAGGTGGCATCATTGTCGACGGTATTTACTACGCTCATTACTTGGTTAGTGGTATTTCTGGTAGACCCATCGGTGGAGAGAATAGTGCGGCTTCCATTCTCAGTAAGCGTTACACTAGCTGTTGTGTCGGCCATAGCCATTTGGTCGATTGGTCTGTGAAGACTAGAGCAGACGGTAAGAAAATCATGGGCCTTGTCGGCGGCTGTATGATTGATTATGATATGTCTTATGCTGGCGATAGTGCTCGTCTATGGTGGCGGGGAGTGACGCTCCTGCAGAACGTAGAGGATGGACAATATGACCCTAAGTTTATCTCTCTCAACTCAATCAAAAAAGAATATAAGAAGAAGTAAAACCGTGTTTGGTGAGCGAGATAAGTTCGAAGCCGAGATCAGAGAACTTCTAGATCTTTATAGTCTAGAGGATGCTCTCGAAGAGATGGACCTTTCCCCAGAGGAATGTTTGTCTATTCTACTCAATGGTGGTTACGCATGTCTCCCCCCATTCCTCAAACGAGAAGTGGATGAAGATGGAATTTCCTAAGCCTTTTAATAGCAAGCTGTCCTACGACACATATATGCGTAAGTATTCTCACACTGGTTGTGAGCAGTGGGAAGACTTGTGTCGAGTATTGGTTAATGAAGTTGTTGAAGATGTTTTGTCTCCAGAAGACAAATCACAACTGATTAAGTATATGTCTGACATGAAGTTTATTCCTGGAGGAAGGTATCTTTACTATGCAGGAAGAGACAAGAGGTTCTACAACAACTGTTACCTCCTTAGAGCGGAAGAAGATACTAGAGAAGACTGGGCAAATCTTAGTTGGAAAGCTGAGTCCTGCCTCCTTACAGGTGGAGGAATTGGAGTCGATTATTCAGTTTATCGAGACAGTAAACAGACAATACGACGCACTGGTGGAAGAGCGTCAGGCCCGATTCCTAAGATGTTCATGGTCAATGAGATCGGGAGAAACGTTATCCAGGGAGGATCGAGACGCAGTGCTATCTACGCTAGCCTTAACTGGAAACATGGAGACGTCGACTGGTTCTTGAAGGCTAAGGACTGGCATTCAATTAATGTAGCTGGCACAGATAAGACTGTTGCTGATCTTAAGGAAGCTGACTTCAACTACAACGCTCCTTTGGATATGACAAACATATCGGTGAATTATGATACAGAGTGGTTACAGAATTACTATCGAACCGGTGAGGTTGGTGAAGTCTTCCTCACTAACGTGGAGCAGGCCCTTAAGACCGGTGAACCCGGCTTCTCGTTCAACTTCTTCGACAAAGAAAATGAGACGCTCAGAAATGCTTGCACGGAAGTCACGAGTAGCGATGACAGCGACGTATGTAATCTCGGCTCTCTTAATCTCAGCCGCATTCGTGACATTGACGAACTTGCTGCCGTCACAGAACTTAGTACAGTCTTCCTACTCTGCGGGACTCTCAAAGCTGATCTGCCCTACGACAAAGTAAAGAACATCAGAGAGAAGAACCGTAGACTTGGTCTTGGTCTCATGGGTGTTCATGAATGGTTGATTAAACGAGGATATAAGTATGAAGTTGTCCCGGAACTTCACAGATGGCTTACCGTCTACAAAGGAGTCTCAGACAGTACTAGTAAAGGCATCGCTAATCGATTGGGAGTATCAACTCCAGTCGCAAACCGTGCAATTGCTCCTACAGGTACCATTGGCATGGTGGCTGGAACATCTACGGGGATCGAACCTCTCTACGCCGTTGCATACAAGCGACGTTATCTTACAGGTGGAAATCGGTGGAAGTACCAGTACGGAATAGACGCGATTGCTAACATTCTCGTTAAGCAAGGTATTGATCCAGAGAGTATTGAGACTGCATCTGATCTTGCTGTAGACTATGAACGACGTATTAAATTCCAAGCGGATGTACAAGACTATGTTGACATGTCTATCAGCAGCACTATCAACCTACCTTCTGTGGACTCCCAGTCGTTTGATGCGAAGGAGTTTGCCGGAACTCTTGCACGGTACGCTAGTAGACTACGCGGCTTTACTTGTTATCCTGATGGCGCTCGTGGTGGACAGCCTCTTTCTAGGGTGGATTATAAAGATGTTGTCGACAAACTAGGTGAAGAGTTTGACGAGCATGTAGAAGAGAATGATATCTGTCTTATTGGAGGTAAAGGTGGACACTGTGGAATGTAACTTGGAAGAATACCAGAACTTTGTTGCTAATGTACCTCAGCCTACTGGTAATGAGTTTAAGTTCAAGGACCAGCTCTTCTTGAAAGGATACTGGGCAGCTTCACAGATGAACTGCGAGGCAGGTGAAGTTCAAGAGCTGTACGAGAAGTCTCTACGTAAAGATATCGAACTAGATCCTAAGAAAGTTCTTGATGAATGCGGTGATGTTCTTTGGGGCATCACTTGTATTCTCAATACTCTAGGTCTCACTCTCGATGAAGCTATTGCACATAACACAAGCAAACTGAGTGAACGATATGGCATTGCCAAACAAGATTAAGATAGGACCTTTTACTTTTAAGGTCAATCATGTTGAAAATTTGAGACACGCAGACGGTGCACGACTTCACGGACAACATGATAGTGTCTTCAAGATCATCGATATTGAGAAAAAGCAGTGTGATCAGATGAAGAAAGAGACTCTCATTCACGAGAGTCTCCATGCAATGATTGACGTAGCGGGTCTTGACTTTAAAGGACTCGAAGAAGCTTACGTTACTGCCATGTCTCCTATTATCTTCGGCTGGATTAAAGACAACCCTAAGACAGTGAAATGGATTATGGATGACAAATCCTAAAGATAGAGTAGGTATAAAAAAGCCGCCAGTACACTTGGTACCAGCGGCTGGAGTTATTGAGATGGCTATGGCCATGAAGAACGGAGCGTTAAAGTATGGACCTTACAACTGGCGTAGTCACCCTGTTAACCTCACTGTTTATATCGGGGCTGCTCAGCGACATCTACTCCAACTCTTGGACGGGGAGGACAAGGCTAACGATTCTGGGTGTCACCACGCTGCTCACGTGGCCGCTTGTATGGCTATCATACTTGATGCTATTGCAACCGGTAACCTTATCGATGACCGGCCAGTAAAGGGAGCAGCTAGTAAACTTATCGATAACCTAACTACGAAAGGCGATGGGCCTACCCATCCGGCTAAGGGGGACATCAGCGACTCTGTTGTTCCAGTTCCCGGAACGTACGATCCAGCCCCTACTGTCTTGCCCCACGATATATCCAACATGGTGTGGCCAGACAACAACAGCACCAATCTTAGGGTGCGTGCTATTTCCGTAGTTGATCCAGTTACGGGCGACATTCATATTAGGACCGCCGCCATAGATTGATCGCATATACCATCCGCACCAAGCACGAGGTCGTGGCCCCATTGTACGGGGAAGGTAAGAAGATCGGTGGGAAGATTTAACCGACACCTGTACGTGCTTGTGATAACGCCTCTGAGTATGCCGACTTGCCGCGGTATGCTTGGGGGCGTTATTGTATGTAAAGCTATCTGCTATTCCATATGCTTCCGCCCCTACGGGGCTAAGAAACACGAAAGCAGCCACAAGGGCTGCAGTCATGAATTTAAACATTGGTATTATTCCTTATCACCTTCGATAATTCTTAAACCTTTATTCTTCTTCAACTTAGCTTCAGCATCCATAGCGTCTGCTGTCTTCTGTGCATTAAGTCTGAACATCTCGTCTTCCGCGCTTAACGGAGATCTACGATATGTTTCATTACTAATCTCTTTGATCTTATTGAAGATCACATTCAACTGATCACCTGACAAACTCTTGATGGAGAGACTTGTACGAAGCTGATCTTCGACAGCCTGTAGTCCTTCATCACTCAGCTTAGAGACATCGATGCTCTGCAGTTCTTTGACTACAGAAGCTTCTCTTGCAGACTGTGCGGCCATACCTTTTTCAACGCCACGAGCTTCTCTAGTTACGTTGTCGATGATCTTAGCCCCGCCTTCAGCAAGCTTCTCACCAGCCTTAGCTGCTTTGCCAGCAGGGAAGGGAAGGATAGTCGCAGCAGCTAATGCAGCTCCAGCAGCATCACCTTTCTGGACAGCTTCCATAAAGGAAGGAATGCCAGTCAGCATGTCAATAGCATCTCTGCCCTGCATCTGCTGTTCGTCCGTAGGAGTTCCAGCATTAGGAGCGCCTCTGGGGTTAGGACCACCAAAGGTAGGAGAAGGCTCAGGACCTTTCTGGAGACTCTTCATCTCTTGCTTGAGCATAGCTCTTACTTCAGGATCTTCAGTCTTGTTGAAGGCATCAGTAAGATCTTTAAGCTGAGCACGTCTACTAGCTTCATCCTCACCGCTTACTTGACGGTCATTAGGATTGCCTTCAGGGCTTTGTCCCTGACCACCTGTGTCAGGACCACCAAGCTTACTTGCTCCGCTCTGCATCTTAACTGCAGCAGCTGTATCAAAGAATGCTCCGCCAATCTGGTTCCAAGCATTATCAGATTGTCTCCAGCCACCCGGAGGTCCAGTCATACCGGACTCTTCGAATTGTCTCTGAAGATACTCTTCAACGCTCTGCCCATTTGCTTTAAGCACTGGAGCAATAGCTTTCAAACCTTGGTTGATCTGCTCAATCTCAGGATGAGACGGAACAGCAACTGGATTACCTCTGGGATTAAACTTGTCTAGTGTAGGATCAAACTGGAACTGATGTGTATCAGCATTATAAGACACGCGGTAGGAATTAGGATCAATTGAGTTCTGCTGCATAGACATAGCAGATTGACGGAACGTAGGACCAAACATACGTTTGGATGAAGTCACATACGCATTCCAGCTATTGATGTCTCCAGAGTCTCTAATACGTTCCATGCTCTTAGTACGCTGAGGAGAATACAGAGTAGCATATGCTTGTGCTTTTTGATTGTCAGGAAGACGAGCAATAAACTGATAGTTATCTGCTCCATAAAGGAAGCGTACAGATTTCTCTACTTCCTCAGGAGTTGCTTGAGGATTGTCCAACATAGCACCTGAAGTACCAGTCAAGCTCGTGAAAGCTTTCTGATCCTTAACACCCTTGTCTTTCATATGCTGATAGGAATCAGACAAACTAATGCCGTTATTGGTACCATAGACCTGATACAATTCATCTCTAGCAAAGATACGATCCGCAGCCTTGGTAATCTGAGGCAGCCAGCTTTCCATAGCAGCTGCACCAGCAAGGTTACCTAGAACTCGATTGGCTGAACCAGCTGCACGGACACCAGGTACATCCATAAACTTGATATCATCATTGGTCTTCATTGCCTGAAGACGATCAGTAATATCTTTTAAGTATTCAGAATTACCACTCACAACTGCTTGACGATAATTATCAAGAAGCATTTGTGTAGGTTGAAGGATCTGATCAGACTTCTCTTTAGTAAGATTACCTGCAGTATAGTTCTTAACAACCCAAGCTCTGGCTGTAGCCATAACCTGATCTGCCCACTGATTAGTCTTAGCGACAAGTAAGGCTTTCTTCTCGCCAGTCATGGTAGTCATCTGACCAATCATACTGTCAATTTCAGCTTTAGTCTTGCCAAGATTACTGTGGATGTTGCTGAAGTTCTGAACGACAAGCCCAGTCAAGCCGCCTTGAGCAGCACGAATATGATCTTCATCAGCAAGCGTTTGCTTGGTTTTGTCATCGTCAGAAGCTGCTTGAAAGCGTTTGTGCTGATCAAGATATTTCTGAGACACTGCAGTATTGTTGATCAGTTCCGTGAGAGACATGTTCTCCCAACCAGGAACTGAGACACCATCTTTAGCTAAGTCAGTAGCAAGACTAATCTTCTTCTTATTCTCTTCAAGAGCAGAATCTTTATTCTTCTCTACTGCTGAGAAAATATCTCTACGTACTTGGTTCTGAGGATCAACACCAGTTACATCCTGTACCTTCTTATCGATGTAGTCTCTTAGGTACGGAGACCCATACTGGGCACGAAGATCTGAAGCCATGCTTGCAACCTTAATATCAAAGGTTGTCTTGCTGATCGCTCCAGTCTGGTATGCCTGATTAACTCTTTGAAGGTTCTTTGCACTATCTTCAAGAGAGCTGGGAATTGCAGGAACTTTAGCATCATTCAGAGCAATCATATCAGTAGCGCCAAACTCTCTATTGAGTTTGTCGTTCTGGTCATAGATGCTATTGTCAATGGCTAGCTTTGTTAATCGATCACCACCTTCAGCCAATGCAGGAATTACATTGGTAAGATTGTTCATGACGATATCAGCAGTGGAGACATCTGCAGCAGCATTGTACTGAGCAGATTTGGGTTGTTCAGAACTATTACTGATAAAGTTAGGGTCCTTGGTCTGTTGGACGTCTGGGTTAAGCGCAGCCATTAGTTGTGTTGTCCTTCATTGGCAGTATCGAGCCAGCGCATGAATGACTCATGCGAGCCCAAGTTAATCTTTCTCTCGAGTTGTTCTACTTCACTAAGCTTAGGACCAAACGCTTCTTTAAGGATATTCGGTCTCTGCATTACACTGAAGCCACCAGCCTCGATCCACTTGTGAGCAGTATTTACTTCCTCAAGTGCATCCTCAGCAGACAAAGTAGGGTTCATAGAACGCTTGTACGCATTCACTGCTTCCTGTTTAGCCATAGACTGTAGTTGTTGTCTAGCTTTGTCGTTCTCAATATCACCATACCAGTCTGCAGCTTTCTGAGGCATAGTACCAAAGACAAGTTGCATAGCCGCATCTGTACCACCCAGACTATTGTCAGGCAGAACCTGTTGTCCAGAGTTGGTAAAGTACGTACCTACGTTGTAGGCAAACCAAGCACGCTGAGCGTTGTTGGTCAAACTGGTGGTTTTAAGGAGCCCAGCAAAGTCATGGACCGTATAGGGATTACCTGCCCCAGGGATCATGTGGTTCAAAAGAACCCCTACCAGAGGTGAGGAGTTATCCATAGCTGTCTTTATAGAGCTTCCAGAAGCCCCTAGGAGGACCGTCAGCAGGTCTGATTTATCCTCCCTACCCCAGGCCCCAGTAGTCGTCTTAAGCCAGTCAGGAGCCAATTTTGAGCTTCCTATGATATCTGGGATAACGGACTGTCCTGCAGGTCCTAAAGTCTGGGCTAAATTCTGGTCTGCTCCGGTAGCCACGTTAATCAGGGTCTGGGGGATACCATTCAGGATACCCTGTACGACAGGGTTACTGAGGTCCCAGCCTTCATAGTCAGCAAGCTTACGGATGGCCTGAGAGGGCTGCCAGAAGACACCAGTGGTGTTTCCTAGAACACCAATCGGCACCCCGTACAGCATAGACTGATAAGTAAGGAACTTGAGCTTCTGAGTTGCTGAGAGTTCTTTACCCAACATAGCGTCCATCAGACGAGACTGATAAGACCAGAACTGTGTAGTAAGAGATGCCCATCCCTTGAGACCTTCACCACCAGCCTGGTTGGCTGCTGCTGAGGCTCTAGTCATGTTCATCGTGAGGAAGTCAGCGTAGCTATGAACCTTCTTCATAGAAGCATCATTCCACAGAGCAAGAGGATTCTCTCGTCTCCATTTCATGTACGATGCATTCCAAGCAGTAATCTTGTTGGCTCGTTCACCTTTGTTGAAGAAGACAAGAGAACTGTCTGCGATGTTACGCATGGTGCTGATTGAATCAGCTGAACGAATATCATTGACATCAGCCCAGTTGTCACCAACTCTCCAGAAGTCTGTCCTCTGGAGACCTTCCATAGATTCTCTGAAGTGTCTCGGCTTCCAGCCATAGTACTTAAGAGCAGAGCGAGTAAGCTCATCAATGACTCCTTTGTCACCGTTAAGCATCGCTGCACGCATGTACCATCCAGCTCCTGCAGCCTTAGCAGTATTAGCCCAGCCTTCAATACTAGCTGTAACAGCCATACCCTGGCCCTGCATGAAGAGCTGCTTAGGGTTCCAGACACCCATCCTAGGAACAAAGCCTGCCCAGTAACGAAGGAATGCTTTAGAATCTGTAGTCATCAACTTGTCAAGCCAGTTCGTAGCAGTCTCTTGTGAAGAGAAGCCACTGATCCTAGCGAGTGCTTGTTCTTTAACCCAGTTACCCTTAGTAACGTCTCTCGGTTCATCGTTCAGGAATTCCATCACTGCACGACGATAGTTCTGAGCCTTAGCGACTAGTTCCTTATTAGTATGTGTCTTGTCAATCAGATTCGAATCATAGAGTGCTCTAACTGGAAAACGTTCTAGTTCATCATAGGGTTTACGAAGAACAGAATTGAACTCTTGAACGTAACGGCTGGCAGCACCAATCTTCAAGTCATCTGTAAAGCGACTTGCCATGATGGTGTTTGTTGCTCGACGTACTGCATTATACGGATCAAGTAGTCTGCTAGGTTCCATCTTCCAGATAGGATTACGTTCATCACCGATATTATAAATACCAGAGAGACGTTCACCTTTCTCTTGTCCATAACGGAACAAGACATTATCACTTAATGGATTGTGGATCGACTTACCGTAATCCGAGAAGTTGGTAAAACCGGCGCTAATCTTATGAGTCTCTTCAATTGTTTGATTTTGCGGATGCCAGTTAAGCGCAATCTTGGGATCAAGGTTGCCGAACTTCGGGTTGAACGCACGACGGAAATCCTTCCAAGACATAGGAAGATTGTTAGCTACATACAGCCTGGCAGCTGGTAGATCCTGTACTTCGAACGCAAGCTTACGAGCCTGCTCAGCATGTTTGAGCATCTCCTTTGCTTCTCTCTCAGTACGAGCACTAAACCAGTTCTTATCTCCAAGATAATCGTTAGAGACTTCACCACCAGGGAACTTACTATTTACAACATGAGGCTGCCCGACAAAGTAAGGATCACGATATCTGTAGTGACCACCATCTTGGAAAGGCATCTGCTGGAAGTCAAGGTTCTTAGCTTTCATGTCCTTGACAACAATATAGTCGATACGTCCTTTAGGGAATTCTTTCAGAGCATTGTCTGAAGCCCATTGCCTAAGAGCATCTTGTCCATACTTGCTGACGTTAAGGATACGATAACCATCATTCTTGACAAGATCATCTACTGATGTTCTTTGTGCTTTTGTGGAAAATACGCGACGGAAATACTCAAAGTTTTTACCTTGTTGGTTGGGCCACATGACCACACCAGCATCATCTCCGTGCTCCCAAGGAATGTTTGCTACGCTCCTGGACTCTACCCAAGGTAGTGCTTCACCTTTCCAACCCTTAAGTGCCGGTTGGAATTGCATGAGACCTTCACGTCCTTTAGTGCCGAGACCACCAAGGTTATTGGTTACGTACTCAGCACCATTGACAGCTTTCATTGCAAAGTAGGACTGAGCCTGCTCGATGGAAGGATACTTCTGATGGAACTGATACCAGTCATGCTCGAAGTTACCAATGGTATTTGAGAAGACTTTATTGTCTTGCTGATGAACCAGGAAGTCATCAAGTTCTTGACTTGGTTTACGACCAAGATTAGTGAACTCTTTGTTAAGAATGTTGCGGCTAAGACTGGTAAGCTTATTTGCTCCACCAGCTGTGGCTTTAACTTCTTGGTTGATGTCTGTGGGAAGAAACTTATCTGCTGCTCGGAAGAAGTTGACAACCTGAGACTGAATAGTATTAGGTGTAGCTTCTGCCTGTACGTGCTTCTGTAAAGCCTTTGCGACACTAGTATGCGTTTCATCAACAGGAATAAAGACACGTAGTGCAAAGTCAGAAGTTGCTCCGAAATCCATATCATGTACGGTATTACCATGACGTACGATTTCGTACTCAGTCAATCCATATCTACGAGCTGCCTGTTTAGCCTGTGTGATTGTGGCAAAAGGCTGGGCTCCAGGACCACCAATGTTTACAGCAATACGATCAAGATTAGACAACGTATCGCTTGCAGAACGAAGAGGTTCTACACTGAGTATGTTCTGATTTGTCTTAGGATAAACTCGAGCAGCTGTATCCTGTGCTACTTCAAGCATAGTCTTCCAAGCTTCACTGCCAGGAGGAATGCGAGCAACGTTAAGAGGATCAATTGCTGTTGATTTAATTAGACCAGTACCATAGTTCTTAAGCATGTCTCCAAAGTTAGAGACTTCACCAGCTGTAAAACGAGTGTTCTGAGCATCCTTTAGAATGGCGTTAGGATTGGTAAGATCAGGGACAACACCAAAAAGATTGTCAAGAGATTGTCTAGCGGTCTTACCACCTTGACGTTCAGCTAAGCTCAAGGCTTGAGTAACAACCTCACGCATAGCAGCATCAGCATGCTGTCCGCTGAGATCGAGAATGCCAGGAATTGATGCTGTCTGTGTTGCAGCTTTCATTGCTGGACGAAGCAAAGCCTTGGCTCCTTCACCAGCATTGACTGCATCAAGCACAGTAAACATAGTATCTACAAGTTGATCTGCATCACTGTAAGACAGAAACTTCTGAGCAAGATCATGCGCCATCGAAGGATTAGTGGCGTAAGCTTTCTCAAGACCAGCTCTAAGAATCTCTGTACCTTCACGAGTACCTACTTTTGTAGGATCATAAAGAGTATTGATCTGATCTTTAAATCCACCATTTAAAGCAAGTGGGGAAGGTGTCAAAGCATCTTGAGTATGGTACCAATTGTAGAAAGGAATGAGCTGCTTTGCACGATTGTAGAAAGCTGTGCCGTATCCTTCCTGCTCGTACTTATCAATAACATCCTGAGCAACACGACCGTAGAGCATTCGTCTAGTGACGAAGTCTTGGTTGATCATCATTCCCTGACGTTCATCAGGTTCAGGAATGGTATCACTTTCGAAGTAACGATTAGGCTGCATCATAGCATCGAATGCGCTTCGTGCTATATACGGCCTACTATCGTCATCATCAAATGCTGTGAGAGTTCTTAAGACCTGGTCAGCATACTTCTGTTCGAAGAAGACTGAAGGATCAATGCTATCTGGGAAAGAAGACTGTTGTCCAAGATCATAGAGATACTTAATCTCTTTCTCAGTGAAAGGCTGATCTCCCTTATTGTCAAGGAATTCTTGAGCTGATTGCTGAGGAGATTGAAGATCTCTCATGTACTGTGTCTGAGCCTGCTCCTGGCGTAGACGCTGTTCACGACCACTGGAGATAGTGTCGTAGATTGCGTCTCTACCGGGAGAGTTCTCGTCTAGTGCAAAGTGATATCTGTCTGCAAGATCCTTGGCAGTATTCTCAGGGACCTTAGGAATTTCAGCATCGACAGTAGGAATCGTATCTTCGTTGAAGAACGGCTGTACTCCCTGCTCATCATCCGGGATAGCAACTCTATTGAATGCGGTATTATCCACGTATTAGGTTCCTGAAAAGACGTTCTTGATACCGGACATTGAGTTATTGATCTGAGGTGCATTACCCATTAATGTCTGTCCAAGTTTCATTAGGTTATCACCCTGGCTTTGAGCAAGTTGGATCTTTCCACCCAGTTTATTGTACTTTGTCTGGAGATCAGCATTCGTATTATCGAGGTCAAATATCTGTTGACCCGCTGTGTAATCACCAGATAACCCAGCTTGTATTTCACCCGCTTTACCAAGAATTTGACCATAACCGCCCTGAAGACTAGACCCATAAGATGCACCTTGACTTGTGGCATTAGAAAGAGCAGTAGCTCGAGCAACTTGAGAAGCTCGAATACTTTGTCTCATCGCCGTCATGTAATCATTAGTTGCTGCTTCCTTCCTAAGATTATTCTGTTCCTTAGAATTAGCAGAAATTTGTGAAGCAATTTTATTCTGTTGTTGCGCAAGCGCTTTAGCTTTACTATCTCCAAAGAGACTATCAATAAAGCCACCAGCAGTAATTGCCATACCAATTATGGTGATTGGATCCACGTTTATTAATCCTGAGCGTTAGCGGTCTTCCAGACAGACCAACCAATGATACTGAAAGGTTTGCCGGTATCGCTGTGTACACGGAACTGAAGACATCTTCCTTTACCTCTGATCTTGAGACGACGGAAGTTTACAGATCTCAGCGGAAGATTTTCATTGAAGATTTGCTGACTTGACTGAGCAGTGCTAGACCATTTACCAGTGTCACCACTGATAGCGAAGTCAAACACTCCTCGTAGAAAAGCTGACTGTTCGATCCTATCACCAGCATTATCATAAGGCTGATCAAGGAACAACATAACGTAGTTAGGTTGGACAAATCTCTGAGTATCGCCATCAAGTTCATAATTGGTTACAAAGTAAGATACGTAATCTTGTTCTTGAGTTGCGTCACCTACTACAACATGTGAGTAGTTATACCAGTCAATATAGTGTGGTGTTATATGATCAATTGATGAGTACGTTAAATACTGATGCGTACTATCGATATTGATGGTAGTGGTAAGTTTTAATTGAGGTACTGTTTGTCCAAGGATGTCTTCAATAAACTTAATACCTACAATCTTCGGACTGTTGGTACCGACGGTTGTCGAGAAAGGAAAGAATCCATTTGTTCTAGCATTGAAGACTAGAATGTGATTGAAGTTAGGAAGACCACTAGTAGTAGTATCACTGTACAACCAATATGCATATTGATTATACTGATCGTAATCTCCCTTAACACTGGATCGTGCTTGCATTGGAATTTCGAGAAAGAACTTACGGATTGTAGTATCAGTAATAGAATCAATACTGAAAGAATCAAACTGAGGATTATAGTCAAGTTTCATAAGTCCTGACTCTCCCCACCAATAAGGAACACCATTAATATCTACTACACTCAACGCAGAGGTAGAACCTTGAGAACTAATCTTACGTACTACATAATCTGTGGCTTTAAAACCTGTACCACTTGACCCACGTATAATCCAGACACCATTAGTAGCAATGACAACCAATGCTGTCTGATATACGAATAGTGTTTGTAATTGTCCCATGTCTGGAATGTTAATAACACCACCATCACTATCCAAAAGGTCAAAGAAATCTTCACTAGTTGGGTCGTTAAGCTGATAGCAATATCCGTATTGAATATCTTTCTCAATTATCTGGGAAAAGAAGATACTAGTAGCGAATGAATTAGTGTTGATAGCACCATAGAATGCTCTGCCCGCGTAGTAGGCGATAGTTTGAGGACGTTCAGAAGTCGTTTCGATATCTGCATAGGTTGCAGTATTTACTACAGTAACACTCTCCCATATCTCGCATTCTGCGGTGCGTATGTTCACATTCGAGTAAGTTGTTAGAGGTTTAGAAGTTACAGTAATAAAAGCGGTAAGCCATACATATCTATACGAGGTTGACTTATCATTACTAGGAATAGTTACTGAATTATTTGATCCGCGCTTAAAAACAGCAGTTCCTAGTAGAGTACCGTTTGTAGAGGAAATAGGAAGGGAATTACTAGCATATAGATTAATTGTTATATCAGGAAATACACTATCAGTTGTGGATCCTGTAGTAGTGCCGTAAGATCCAGCATCATAAGGATTGCCGCTAGTACGTTGATAACCATACCACACAGCATGATCTATCTTCTTTGCATTACCACTTCCGAGATCCTTACCGACATATGTATTGTATGTTCCAGCAGCATTGGCGAATGTTTGAGACGCTAGAGACGAAGCAGGATTGTAGTTGTTATCGAAAGCTTGAGACGAGTTGGTACTAATATTTCCAATAAGAGTACCTACGTTGTATACAAGTAACTGATTAATAACTCCATTAAGATCTAGTGTTAATCCACTGTTAAGAACCGCTTGTCTACGATCAGTATTACCGACATCAAGTATGAAATGTCCTTTAGGAGCAGGAGTGTTACCCTGCTGGAAGTTAATCAATCGCTGAGGATCATAAGCATCGGTAGCACTTGCTCTATAGTAACCTACATAATCATAGTTACTCGGCATAGTTCCGACAGCTGGTGACCCAGACGTAGTGTCTGCATCCCATTGTCCGAGAGCGCTAGTAGCACTTAGATCACCTGCAGTAATCGTTCCCTGCCACCACCCCTGATTGAGTAGATTGTAGTAATGAATAACTCCATTAGTATCTGCTTTCATTGTAGTGACAGACGTGAATGACGGGCGTGTCGAGTCACTATACGGATCGGTGAGACCAGCGAAATCTCTAAACTGAAGAGTGATTGGAGTTACTGAAATTGTGTTTGTTGCGGGATTGTACTTAACCAACAAAGGATTGATTGCTCGACTAACAATAACCAACGAGCCGTTACCCTGGGCGTACTGACAAGGCCAAGAAGATGGAACAAGTGTTGAGCCACTCGCCAAATATGAATTGAGATTTATCGTATTAGAATTTTTACTATTGGATACGGTAGTGGTAGAAGACACATCATAAAAATGGATCGTGTTACCGGCTTGTTGAACAAGGAAGGAAAAGAATCCTTGATCACTAGCCTGTTGCCATCTAAATTCAGTGTACGCATCTGAAGCAGTGAATGTTAATGAAGAACCAAGAGAGTAATTATCCTCAAGATCAATCTCTTGACGACGAATTACTCTCCCGGTATAATCAAAGATAACATTATCCGCATCCGTAGATGCGTTCTTCGGAAAATTAAGAGGCGTACTCTCAGTGATCAAACCCTGAGAGAAGTTATTCTGGATTGTGATACCACTAGTACGCGACATTCTTAAAGCTCAATCTCTTTCGGTTTATTCTTATTCTTCTTATCTTCTCTACGATCCAACAGATGTCCTACCTGTAGTTCGTATCGTTCAATCGCTTGCCAGGCTAATTCCATAGTAGTAAAATCTTGTTTAAGGTCGTCTGGCATTCGACCACCATTACTCTTGGACTCTACTTTCCAGAAGCCATAAGGATCATGGCATCTAATGGTATACGTACGTCCACTGAAAGTCTTAGTTCTTGTACGCTCATTATAAACTTCATCAAGTTGGTCTTCGAAGTTTTCGTAGGCAGTGTTCATTTTATGATCCGCTTCTTAATGCTCTAGGTATCTTGTCGGATGACCCGGTTGTTCCCGACTTACCAAAGCGAGCCGGGGTTGTAAATACTGCTGGAAGATCTTCTGTCTTGCCTTTACGCTTTTGCTGCATAATCTTTTGTCTACGCGTTTCAGCAACTGCTTCCTGATTAGCGGTTTGTTTCAGTTCATTGAATGCACGTACTTTACACTTGTTGATATAGTACGAGAACTGATTAGCTTCCAAATCAGGAATGAAAGAGTCTTCAAGCAGGAAGACTTGAATTGTTCTTCCTGTGCACATCGTATTGACTTTTTGAAGTGTATCTTCTTTTACAGAATCATAAGAGTCAAAGATCAATGTATTGTCGTTAAAGGTAGTATAGAACTTAGGATCAGCGTTGTTTCTGTAGTAGAACTGAAAGTCTTCTCCACCCACAGTAACTGTCTGAACTTGGATACTGTTATCAACAGCTTCACCAGGAACCTGACGAAGCATGAAGTCTTCAAAGGTTAGAAGTTCGATGATGCGATAATCAGGAGTCTCACCAGGAACTGCAGTATAATCATACCGAACATTCTCTACCTTGAAGATATCTGCCGGTACTGTCATAACACAAGGAATGTTAATATCTCCACTTGCGTTAAGTTGGAATATGGTCTGCTTTCCAGGAAGATTAAGGTCTGTAGTAATATCGTAATAGACATTCTTACAGATTAAGGCTACCTGATTTGCCTCAACAGTATCAGCAATAGAGTTGATCTCTTCACTGTCCATTGCAGCCAAGATAGCTTGGACAATATCAAGTAGAGTTTGTTTCACTTAGTTAGCTCCAAATATCTTTGCTTTGACCCAATCGATAACAATAAAGAAAGGAATGGCAGCTAGTGCCATAGCACCAGCAGCCCAGTTAATCTTTTCTTTCAGCACTGAGATGTCTGCTTCAATAGCATCCATTCGAGTATTGTTATCGATGTGCATTTCTTTTTGATTTACTTTATACTCATCAAAGCGAATTAGCAATTGTTCTTGTGTCGCTTGAAGACGAGCCAAGGCAATTAATACATCATCTCTTTCCATTACCAGAACTTCCACCATGCGGAAGTTACGGTCTTCTTAGCGATCCAACGATAGTGCTCATGACCCCAATCGATCGCACCCCACCAACCATAGTGGTAGCCAACAGCGAAAGCAGTTACACCAACAACAAGAGCAAACATCCAGTTTGCAAACTTATTTGTCTTTGCTCCTTCCCAAACTGTTGAGACGAAGCCTGCACCACCTTCACTAAGGTTCTTGAATAATGGAGAGACAAAGTTAAGAACAGCTGGAGCAACAGCGAGTAATAGCACCCATATGTGGGTTGCAATCCAAGCAACTGCTCCGGTAATCATACTAAGCGATAGCATCAGCTTCTGTCTCCTCTACCGGAAGTTCTTCCTCAGGGATAACAGGAACTGGCTTCGTACCTGTGGGCACGTACGTACCTTCATTAAAAGCGTTATGCCAATGTCTCTGGTACAGATAGTTGATACCTAGTACGGTACCGACCACTCCGAGGAGTATCATACCAGTGTGATCCTGCATGAATTCCTTTACCTGAGGCAGGTAGTTCCACATCGCTGCCAGTGAGAAGCCACCGACGGCTGTCGTATTCTGTATCGTATTCGCTTGCTGCAGAGGCTTCGATAGTCCCACTACTTCTTGCTTCGTCTCCCACTCGAACAATTCCTTCTCAGCATAACGTCTACGCGTCAATCCAGCAACAACTCTACCGCTAGCATGGTTATGATTAACCAAGCGGCGCATAGCCAGTTCATTATCACCAGCATTTATAGCATCCAGTACAGTACGCATCCCAGCAACGCCGAGATTGTAAGCAGCACAGCAAAGAGCATCAAACTGGTTCTGATTAAGTGAGACCCGCAAGTATGCATTGAGCTGCTTTGCCTTCTCATTCATCTCACGCAAGAGACCAGCATCACACTGAGCCTGCGTCCAGATAGTACCTTCAGTAATGTACGGTCCAGTAGAACCATACCCAATAGTCCACAAACCATTGTAGCCTGGGGAATGGAACTTAGAACCTGCGATTGTATCGAGGTAAGCGATGTAGCGACCATCTTTCAGCCGTTTCTCGCACCCTTCAAACTGCTTACAGAGATCTAGACCCCGTTTACCACAATTCATTATTCATCTTCCTCTTCAATAACAGGCGGAGTCCAGAGTTCTAGAGTACACCCTTCACCAGGATTATAATCTGAAACACCATCCCAAAGAACCATATTGATTACTTCACCATCTTTAATTACATTGTATTTAGGCATTAATAGAATTCCTCTACGATTATGATACCTGCGCCGCCAACGCCACCAGATGTGTTCGTACTTTGTCGGACACCGCCGCTGGCACCCGATCCCCAAGCGGGACCGTCCACTCCTGTATAAGAACTGCCTGTAGTAAGTGATCTGCCTCCACCACCGAACATACTCGCTCCTCCGATCCCAGAGCAACCACCCGATGATCCAGGAATAGAACTACCGCCTCCACCACCATCAATATTTATAGTACCATTCGTAGCCGACCCACCGGCCACACCAGCTGAACCGATAGTAGAACTAGACCCCGTAGAACCTGCACCACCTCCTGTTGCCTGTCCTTGAGCATTAGATGTACCTAGACCTGATGTACCACCGGCAGTGTTGCTAGCACCACCAGCTCCTACCGTAACTGTAAGGGAGGACGTGGATGTAACATCAAGATATTTAATGCACGTAGCACCGGCTCCACCACCTCCTCCAGCAGCACCGCTAACGGTGGTGGTATTCCCGCCTCCACCACCACCACCTACAATAGTCGCTTTTATACGACGACAACCAGTAGGTCTAGTCCAAGTACCGCTAGAAGTAAATACCTGCACGGTACATTGCGGATAGACAATATCTTTTAGTAAGACTTTCTTATGTAGATTTGCACTAGAATCATAAGTAACAACCGAGTCTGCCTGACGATCAGGAGATGTATCAGCTGTAAGACCTGTGATATTCAGAGAGATTAGAAGATTGTCACCATGTGTGGGATCATTCGATCCAACTACTGCAGTGATACCTCCAAGTCCTCCTACTCGAAACTTAATGGTATCTGTACCAGCTGCGTTAGCTGTAGTAGTACCATCCGTAATAGCGGAATAAGCATTAGCGATACCACCGCCAGAACCACCGCCACCTACAAGGCGCCAGAAGTTATTAGTGGTCTCGTAGTACAATAAGCAACCAGTACCTGGCAGAAGACTAAGATCAGTATTACATTGAATACGATTAGCTACTGATGAACTTGTACTATTGTTCTTAATAATGAAAGTATTGGCAACATCTGCGTTAAACAGTAGAATTAATCTACCATTGCTACTTGCAGCAAGACCAGTAATGTTCCAACTAGACGTTCCTGTTAGAAGAATAGTTGTTGCAGTTGAGAAGCCAGAAGGAGACCAGTCATTAACATCAGCACTAAGTGAAGGAGTAATAACACCGTTAAACACAGTCGCCTGTGTATTAGTGAAAGTTCCAGATACCGTCGGACTACTGATACTCGGAGAAGTAAGAGTCTTATTCGTAAGCGTAACGGTATTTGTGAGAGTTGCAAAATCGTCATCACTCAATGCCGTGTTGAATTGAGCAGTAGTACCTGACAGCGTATTATTTGTAAGATTGATAGTCTTACCAGTAAAGGTCTGTGTACCCTGCAATGTTGCCACAGAAGTAGCATTGGTACCTGCAGTTGTTACTCGAAGATCGCTACTAGCAGTAAGTACTCCACTTGAATGAGTAAGAGTGTAATCACCGTTGTTAAAGTTGATTACACCACCAGTAGCGAGAAACAGGTCAGCCCAACTTTGAGTAGCAGTACCGAGAACAGCACCATCATTATTAGCTGGTCTGAAAGCTCCACTATCTACGAACTGATATCTAGGAGTAAAGACAGAACTTGAGTTGTACCCTAGATTAAGAATCCAACCAGAACCATCACCCCATCCGATAGCTGCTCCATTAGGAGACGTACCACCACCACCTAATTTAAGAGCACTCGATCCACCAGAGTACGCACCTGCATATCCACCAGAAATAAAGAGTGTATTACCAAACTGTCCTGAACCACTGAAGTTAAGAAGATTGGAACTATGTGTTACAGTATAGTTACTGTTATTAAAATTGATCACTGCTCCACTAGCCAGGAATAGATCACTGAAGCTTAGTGAAGTAGAACCTAATGCAGTAAGATCATTAGTACCTGGTCCTATCGTAGTACCGCTAATAAATAGCGGAGTAGAACCTGCTATATTGAAGTACCAAGTATTGGCTGAACGACCATATGAAAGAGTATCGGTACTATCGAAAGAGATCAGTGGATTTGGAGTTGCATCCAAATCTAAAAAGAAGTTAGCATCTCTCTTGATAGGAGCATCAAAGAAATACCCGGTAGACGCTCCTGTGAATGTCAGAGTATTATTGCTGTGTGTTAGAAGAACGTTACCGCTATTGAAATTGATTACTGCTCCGCTTGCGAGAAACAGGTCAGCCCACTTAAGGGAAGTAGTTCCTAAAGGAGCGCCATCATTTGTCGTTGGAGAAATATTAGCATCAAATCTGTAACCATTAGCAGCACCTGCAAATGTCAATAGATCTGTAGCATGTGTAAGAGTGACGTCACCATTGTTAAAATTGATCACACCACCACTGGCAAGAAACAGATCTCCCCACATGTTGGTTGTCGTACCAAGAGCATTACCATCGTTAACAGATGGATAAGTAGCTGTGCCAGAGATCTTGACTTCTTCAGCTCCATTGACTGAGAAAGCCATGGTGTGTGCAGATGTGTCGACAAGAATACGACCATCAAAGTCTACGCTGACAGGAGCGAAATCAATGTATGCACTACCAGCAGCAGGGCTGACAATCTGAATAGCGCGGTTGTTATTTGCCGACTCTTTTCCGAAGTAAACGCCAGGCACAGAAGTAGAGATGGGGATAGCGCCACCAAGAGCATAGATAGCGCCGCCAGTAGTGACAATATCGTTATTAACTTGAAGACCACCTGTTGACCCCACTGTATACGAACCAAGACCACCAATGGTCAATTGGTCCGAGCTATGAGTGATAGTAACGTCTGAGGAGTTAAAGTTAATTACTGCTCCGCTTGCGAGAAATAAATCCGAGAAAGCTTTGCCAAGTTGGCCAAGTGTACTGCTATCATTCGTAACTGGATGAATAGCGTTATCACTAGCATTGATTTGAATGCTAGAAATATCGTAAGCAATCTCGTCTGTTCGTACCCGAATAATCTTTCCAGCATCACCGGGACTTGGAGTTTGTACGAGCGCAAATTGATCAATGAAATTCGTTATGTCCTGAAGACGCAACGGTTCATGACCATGAGCAGGTTCTGGCAGATTAATGACATGATTACTATTCATGTCAAGTGTGGCTTCCATCTGATTAGGATTAGAGCCATCTCGAGACAATGTATTATCGAACGCAGTCTCAATAGTAGTATTGTTACCATTAATCGTGTTAATGGAACTCTGCTGGTTATTGAGATTTGTTAGATCGTTGAGAGTAACTTTAGTCATTAATCTGCCTTAACCATTAGTGATCGCTCTTGCGAGTTCGTTAAGCGTTAGACGACCAAGCGCCAATGTAGTAAGTCACACCAGCGATATCGATGGCAATGACTTTCGCAGCAGCAGAACCACCACTAGCACCAGCTGAGCTAGCACCAGTACCGGCATCTGCAACAACACCCGTAAGGGTAACTGTTTGAGCTGCACCAACCTTGGCACCAAGACCCAACTCCAGCACTTTAAGCTGGAGTGAGCCCTGATCAATTTGATTGTCTTTAGTAGAGATAACTGCCATTGTCAGTTACTCCTTATGCCATGCGCCAGAACACGCGAAGCTTCATCACGCCCGTAGCGAGCGGGTTCGAAGCATGCGTAGAGTTGGCCACAGTCAGGTAACCGGCAGAAGCCAGACCAGTAGCACCCGTAAGGTACGCACCAGCACCAGTCGTTGCACGGTTAATAGTCGTCACGGTTTTGACCGTAGCGATACCACCGACCGTACCCGTGAAGGACGTGGTCGTAATACCGTCATAGTCAACTTCCGTTGCGAAGTCATCACCGATGAAACCAAGCACAACCGTAGCAGAACCAACGGTACCGCTAGAAGTAAATGCAGTTTCAATCAAGAGTTCGCACTTTTCGATAAGTGCACCCTTGGGCAGCTGAACACCCTGGACCTGCTCAACCGAACCGATACGAGTCGACGTAGCAGACTGAATGTCAACAGCCTTAATCACAACTTCAGAAATCTGAAGCGGACCAAGGGTATTATAGGTGCCGCCTACGTTCGGATTGGCCTCATCGAGACCCATACGAACGAACAGCCCATCATTATTAAGCCAAGACATAATTATTTTCCTCCCTCAATTACGCATAAACTTTGGAATTGTCAGTGAGGCCAACAACCATGTTCTCAGGCCGGAAGAGCTTGAGACCCCAACGGCAGGTCGTCACGTATTCGTCACGCTGCAGGTCTTTGTTGTAGTCAGAATCAACCTTCGGGGGCTGACGGACCTGACCGACCAACGGAACCACATCAGAAGCAGCCGAGAAGAACAGGTTGGCAACGCCATTCGTGATGGACGTACCAGACACCGTCTCCGAGATGCCCTGAGGCAGGAAGTGCGAAACATAGATATCGAAGCCGTAGATGTTTTTGATAAAGCGCATACCACTGGTAAGACCAGTCGTAATAACACCTTCCCACATCGGGTTATTAGACACGTTGACAATATTCGTCAGCGTAGAGAGTGTGTATTCGCAAGACGGATCAACAATCGCGACACGATTTTGCTGCGGAACGTACGCCTTATCAAGGGCGAAGTTTGCCTTAGCAAAGTCCGTGATCGAGATCACATTACCCGAACCACTACCAACGAAACGGTGACGAGCACTGTTGATTACGTTGGGATCATTCGGAGTTTGACCAGAGTTGCAGTTAACGAACATATCCGCTTCCATAGCTGTCGCAATAGCGCGAGCCTGCTTGGGAACGAACGATCCAGTAAGCTCGCTCATATAGAACGAATCTTGCTTCATCTTGTTCGTGATGTAAGTAGCCGAGGACTTATACTGGTTGATAGAGAACTGGAAGTTACCAGTATCCATCGCAGTATATTCTACCGGCTGGCCTTCAACGTAATCAAGCGCTTCCATCTGACCGATAGAAGGAATGTTAATCGTCTGACCATCCGGGAAGTCCTGAAGCATACGGACAAACTTAAGGCCCATCAGATCGGCGAGCAGAACCTCTTTGATGTCTTTCGACCAAAGGCTCGACCGAATGAGATGGTCATTGTTTGCGACCATAAATCCAGACATATTAATTTACTTCCTTGTTGAGAGATTATTTGAAATAAGCTTCACCAAGAGTCTGAGCATCATTGTGCCGCTGATTATATCCCTGTGCAGAGAAATAAAACTTCGGATCAGATTCTCTCATCTTATCCCAATACTCTTCATCACGGATAGTATTCCGATTGGAAATATCCGCTGCAGAGTTTACACGTGTATTCGGAGGAGTAATATTCTGAACTTTATTATTGTTCGGAATAGCTCCAATGACTTGAGCAAAAGCATCAGGACTGCGTTCTGCAAGATCCTGAAGAAACTCTTTACCAAGTCCCAAATCGCGTGATACTTGTTCAAGACGTGCTAGTGCATTAGTACCCCAAGCATCTTTCATTTTCTGCTTAGAGGATTCTGCGTTCTTAGCTCTCGTGGTTAAAGCTTGTGCTTTAGCGATTTCGGCAGCAACCAATGTATGGATGTCTACCTTTTCATTTCCCTCATTCTGGCCATTCGGAGCAACATTAGCTTGTGGCTGATTGTTGGGCTGCCGCTCGTTCTGTTTGGTCATGAACTCTTCCAGTGAAATGCGGGTATTCAGCTCCTTGCGGATATCAGCAAGTTCGGCTTCACGAGCTGCAATGGTTTTGTCGGCTTCGAATTTGCCGCGTGCCAATGCTTCGTGATCCTTAAACTTCTTGCCTTCACCTACAAGGTGCTCGAGGTAATTCTGGATCTCTTCATTACCGTCTGCCATATTTGGCGCTTCAAAAAGATTGGTCATTATTCTACAAAACTCATAAGTTTGATTAGGTCTCTCAGCACCTGTCTGGTGCCATTCTCATATGCTTGTCTATAAGCCCAGGACGGATCAGTAAAGTCATCTGAACGAGTGTCAAGGGCGCTTAGTCGTTTGAGTAGGATCTTCTTTAGTTGCTTTAGGACTAGGTTCCTACTCTCACCTAGTATTCTATCTCTTACGGAATTACTGTCCGTAGTTTCCAGGAACCACTCCAGCGCCAGTCCCACTTCCGCTTTGTGCGGGGATGGAGTTGGAGTCGGTTGGTTCTGGGAGGTTGAACGAGTCGGTTTCTTGGTCATGATCACCCGGTAGGAATCCTGTCGGAGTTGCAGCCTGCATTGCTACGTTCTGCTGTGCAGCCTGTGAAAGTTTCTGTGCCTCTGCCTGTTCCATGAGACGAATGTAAGGTTGTACGATCTTGTACGGTTCGATCTCAAGTAGGCATTCCCAAGCCTTAGCAAGTTTCTCACCAGAGAAGTGAACGCTCACCATCTGATCTTGTCCTGCAGGGCTTCCCAGGAAGTTGTTAAGGTTCTGTACAATCTGAGCCTTCTCAGCAAAGTGTCTTGCTGCCATAGGCCTGATACGTCCATTACCTGTGATGTCATAGGCAGTAAGATCCATGAAGCTGTCAAACTTCATGTCGTTGTCAAAGATTTTGATTGTCTGCTTAGTGACATTACGACGAGCCATTTCCAACATAGCATTGATTACGTTCTCAATGATCTGTCGCTCGAAGTATCCAATCTTATTCTGGAAGATACGGCTAGCAGCATTCTCCATACGCTGTACTTCATACGCAGTCTTTTCACCTGGAGTTCTAAAGCCCATAGCTTCCTTAGGAGAACCAGCCATCTCTTCCATTTTATTTTCGAGAATGGCAATCTGGTTATCACACTGAAGAACCTGAACATCAGGAGACATCATCTCAACATCGGAGTCATCTCCAACGATGATCTTCTCCATGGGAGCCCACTTGAAGTCTTCGACATAGCCTTTGATCTTAAGCGGAGGATATGCAATAAGATCGAAGCAGTCAGCCTTCATGTTCTCGAGGTGATCGATCCTATACTGCATGCCAACCAGATTATCCAAGGGTCCCATTGCCCATAGGTTGTCTGGTCGCAATCGCCATCCGCAATGGTAGATTGGAGCCGTTCCGAAAAATGTTTTGTTGGGCTTGTTGTAGATAACCTTGTGTCTATCGACGACTTTGATAACTTGGTTCTTGTAGAGCTTGTTGGTTTCCTCATCCCAGATATCTCCGTAGAAGGTGAGAACTTCAACTTCATTAGATTCCAAGTAGACTTGATAAGTCGTAAAGCCAGCGATCTGGAATACACGATCCTTACACGTAACAGTGTAAGACATGTTCGTCATGTTGTGACGAAGATCTTTCATGTATTGGAAGATGCTATTAGCAATCTCTTTCTCATCTTCATCGGCACTCTCTGCGTCAAGCATAGCCTTAACCTCACCCATGCTCACAAGTGAGCGGATGATCTTAGGTGCTTCTTCGAACGTAGGAGAGATTGGGTTAAAGACAATATCAAGAGGAGAGATGCGTTTCAGGATAGGTCCTACATAACCTACCTGAGTTCTATCTTCAATTACGTTAGTTCCATCATACCATTCCGGCATGACAAATACATTACCATAATCGATGAAGTCATAGACAAGCCTAGATACAGTATCATAGAATTGATTACGATCGATCACGTAATTCATGTACTGTTCAATAGTATCTTTTTTGTCTCGAGTATTGGATTCCTCATCATCACCCTGCCACTCAAGCCACTTAGACTTAGGAAATAGAGTAGTCAGATAGTTAGCATGAAGATTGTCACGGATCTGACAAAGTTTAGGAATAGTCGTCTTGTTGGACCAAGGCAACTTGCTGTTTGGTGTAACCGTAGTATCCGTAGCAAAGATGTACTCAGTGATTTCTTTCCACTGAGCAACCTTAATGTTACGTAGAGTCTCCCAAGTCTGAAACTTGTTGGCAATGTTCAACCCGAGGATATCGGGTGTGATCATGTCCATTACGTCTACAGTTTTACCGCTCATTAAATTGCAGTCCTAATCTTGTTCACATTCTCACAGCGCCAGCTGTGGAGTTTCTTATCCGGATGATCGCCTAGGTACTGAGCCATTGTGGATTGATCCATCAAACAGACATTCTGCGATGGAGCTTCAGTATGAAGATTAACTTCGATCTTGTCACCATTGACAGTTAACAAGATCAGTATCAAGGTCCACATTGTTAACCAATACCTCCGAACTTCGGATTGTAGAATTCTTCTTGTACGTTTCTTTGAATGCCCATGAATGAGGATGAAGGAGGTTGTGCATTCTCAAGAGCACAAGCTAGAGCATCTTTCATATCATCGTGAGGAGGATTCTGCAGAACAAGTTCTTCTTCAAGAAGTTCACAGTTACCACCGGGATAGTGCCAAACCTGCATGTTACTATACTTAGGTTGTAGCACTGCATCCATTCGTGTTTCTTTGTCTTTGATAGGTCTGACTTCCTCGATTGAGATTGCCAGTCCTTGAGGACGAATGTAGTTATCTTTAAGATCTCTTACAATGACACTCTGAGCTGCAGTGATTTCTGCTCTGAGTTTATTGAAGTTCCACTTCATGTGGAGCTTAAGAATCTTATTGAAGTATTCACTGATCTTACTTGTTCTAAATCGTTCTATGTCGAGAACGTAATAGTTGTGTTGACTATCTACTCCGACAATAACGATACAAGTGTAGTCAGCTCCTTCTTTAACCGAGTAAGCAAAGTCGATTGCTGCGACGAGGTTAAGCCTTGAATTTCGATAGTACCATCTTCCATGTTCTTCATGGAGACTTGCTTTATTGTAGTACTGGAACTTGTCTCGATTAATACCTGCTTCACTAGCGTCGTTAGGATCGTTATAGTACTGGGCTCTAAACTTTGTTTTGTCATAGTAGAGAGCACGTTTCTCCGCTAGTACTCGTTGATCAAATCCAAACCACTTACCGAAGTGCTGAGCACGTGGCCAGAGGAAGGTACCTGTACCATCTCCGTTGGTCTCAACTTGCTCTTCAAAGACTTCGAACAAGTGGGTACTGTCTATCTGCTCACCTTCATCATCAAAGACAGGAACTGTCTGTTCCATCATGTGACCGTAAAGGTCTTTAGGATGATATCTAGTTCCTACGACCCACTGCCTAGAATCCACACCGCCAATCGATGCAAGATAGGAAGCTTGCTGTTTGACTTTGTTTCGTCCATCTTCTGTAGCCGCATTATCGTCCACAACCACGTCATCGAGAACACTGATATCACAATGTAGACCGACAATAGAAGTGGTAAGACCAGCGGTGAAGATAGTAGGGTCACGGATGTAATCTGCCTTTCGGAGAGGATGATCTACCGAGATTTCGGTCTCAGTCCACTTCTCTCTTTTGGCTTCGTCCGGATGTACCATTTCTGGCCAGTAGGAACGATAGGAGTCGCAGGTAAGAATATCTTTGATAAACTTTAACTGCTTCGTAGCGAGGTTCGACGTACTGCTTATAAACAGAACGCGAATAGCAGGATTGCGGGTGATTTCCCACGCAACTCTGTAAGCAATAAGGGCAGACTTTTGATGGTCTCTTGGAAGAAGAGTTAGCTGGTACTTCTTCGCGTCTTGTCGTGTCCACCAGGAAATTAACCTTTTGTGTACGTGACCCAGTACCCGCTTGGGGGCTACCAGGGATATGAACTTCTCTAGGTCGTTTTCAGCGGCCTCTCGCGCTAGGGCCTTTAATTCGTCTCTGGAGGCCATTGTGGTCCTTCTGGCTATATGGGTAGCGGCCCTATTCTAAAAACCGCTGTACGGGCTTCCTAGGGGCTCCTAGGGCTATTGTAAATCGATACCTAGCCTTTTGAGATCATCCCTAATGCTTTTAGTGGATTCGTACTCTTCATTGGCGATTTTGTCTAGTTCTCGCTTGGAGGGACGTCCACGAGCATTTCCTGCCTTTTCGACTACTTCCTTCCATTTACCGGTTAGGAGTAGTTTATTAGCCTCGAAGGAGTTCTTACCGCCCTCTTCGGCTATGAGCTGGATAGCCCTAAAGGCACGGCTCTTAAGCTTCTGCTCAAGATCCTTGCGCCAGGAATCTAGGATTTTGATGAATTTGAGGTTCTGCTGGAGATACTCTAGGTGGTCCCATCCAGCCAGGTACTTATCTGCAAACTCCCATTCCGTGAGATCTTCACAGGACATGTAGAGCTTGTACAGGGAGGGGAAGTCTCCGTCTTCTCTGGCTAGGGTGTATACTGGACGAGTATCTTCCCGTCTAGTGGCCCATTCCACAAAGAGACCTTCAGCTCCCTTTAAAGTACCATTATCGTTATAATAGATTTCTTTTGTCATTCTATTAATAGAAACTCAACGGTATAGCAAAAGAATAGCTGTTCTGAGGCTCTTACTATTGCTATACCGGCTGAGTTTTAAATACTATACCGTTTGAGATCTAGAGGATATCCTTAAGTATTACTTAAGGTATTATACTGTATCCTCACTTAAGAGTACACTAAGTATTTCTGTTTGTCAAGAGAAATCGTACATGACCTTAAATATTTCTGTTTCTAGAATTTCTGCTAGATATTTTTAGAGGGTAATTCCATCCTGCACCCGCACCCCCCGCCCCCCCTTGTACCCACAACTAGCCTCGGGTTGTATATACGGAACGAATCGCTAGTTTCCTGCATTTTTAGTGATTTGTCACCCTGAACAAACCATGAACTTCGATCACATTAATTTTACTTGACTTTCTCCCGTCCCTGACGCATGCGCACGCACGCGCTCGCGCGCATAGCACAGTTGCCCATACACTGTCATTACACCTCGTGATCACAATAACGTGATCGGCCATGAGCTTGACTGAACACTGTTTATCGCGTCTTCGCGCGCGCTCGTGCCTTTCCCCACGCGGGAAAGCGATCACGAAACCGTGATCATTTCGTGATAATTCGTGATCGAACCTTGCCTTATTTTTGACACAATTCCAGGCGATAAGGGTTTCGTTAGCGGTTCAGGAGCGGCCCTTGGGGCCTTCGCCGCTAGCAAACCGACCGTGAGGTGCACGGCTATAACTGGCGAGGCGAACATGCGCAAAATTCTATCTTTGCGCGGTGAAGCTCTAGCTAAGGTTATGTCTCACACTTCCCCGAAAGCTGGACAACGGGCCAGATACGGGGACAAGAAAGGTGTGTTTCCTAAACCTAGCAAGCCAATGGTTTATCCTGCCGTATCGGAACACCGACTTAATATCGGTATCCCGTATCGCAAGCAACCGATTGGTGCGAGACAGCCGCAATGGTCATATGATCCTGATAGCGCGACGGCACGTGAAGAACATGTCGCGATGCTAAGTGACGGTGAATGTAAGGCCACATATAAGAGCCATCCTAGCAGCTATGCTAGATTGGATAAGGCTAAGCACGCTAAGGCTTTAGCTCAGATCGACTTGATCGAAGCTGCGAAAGCTAAAGCACGGCGAGCCCTTAAGGGTTGAGGCGCGACTGCCCGCAAGCGAAAGCGTAGTGAGTATGCTTGCGGGTAGGGGTTGCAATGTCGCCAGTTGATAGACGTCACGACATAGCGTGACGCAAAGACACATGATGCCGTGTCTTAAACGCACAACTTTGTGCGTCTATGCCATGCAGCGGGACATGACGCTTTGCCAACAGACATGAGCACGCATAGTGCGATGCTTATATGCAGTCTGTTTGCTTGAAGTCTCATGCCGACCGCAAACTAATGCCACCTAATCAGTGCCGTTCATGGGAATGAGCGGGATGCAAAACCTTATGCGATTGCAATGAAGCAACGTGTCTCGCAAGCATAGCTTGTGCCACGTGTTGCGATGTATTGCCTAGGAGCGTCAACATTGAACGCTCGTCCAACGTGCTGCTTTAAGCATGTTGCTGTCTCAAAAGCTAGAGCTAAGGGTGTGGCGTTGGCATGTGTTATGATGCATATGAATTGGCCACACAAAGACAATCAATCAAATCATTTAACACATGCAACCAGACTAGGGCTGGAGTGTGGCAGGCTTGCCGTCTCTCATTGGAGCGTGGCGTCCAGTTGATTGTTGTCGCCACTACCAAACAATCAACCCAATCCACCAATGGAGACAACAAATGGCTAAGGCTGTAGCGCTGGAAGTCAGCGCAATCGACATTGCTAACGTGAGCAAGCGGCTTGACGGTGGCAATGACAAGATGGAACTCATGCTGGCTGGTATCAAGAAATCAGCAGCACACTTCCGCAACAATCTGACGCAGGTCAGTACGTGCTTCATCATGCACGCTGCGCAGAACATGACGAGCAAGTATATCAATGCTCTCATTCAGGTTCTCGTCGAAGAGAAACGGAATGAAGATGCACGTGCAATCATCGAGTGGGCAATGCCGCTCGGCTTTGAGAAAGTCAAGGATATTGCGTCTAAGAAGACGCGCCTTGAGTTTGTTAAGGAAAATATGGAAGCTCTCAAAGCGGACATTGAAAAGGACAAGACGCAGGTTATTACAACGCTGCTGTCTAAGCCTTATCATCTCAGCATCAAGAAAGAAGATGTATTCCGTGACTACTCGTTGTTCGCTGATCTTGAGCGTGCAATCAAGCGTGCCAAGGATATGAAGGGCAACGCAGAGGCGCGCGATAAGGCTGGTGTTAAGACGAACGTCTACGGCATCGCCGAGGCTGAGAAGTTTATCGCTCAGTTGAAGGGCGAGCTTCC